GTCAGAAGCTACTTTAGCCACACGCGCCACTGAAGCTACTCTTGCTACCATGTTAACCTTAGCCGGTTTTCAAGCTAGAATAAACACTCTAGGACAAAAAGCAATGGCCGCCTCTACTCCTGTAGTAATAGCCAATGATCAATCTTCTATTCCGGTTACCTTACCTGCAGGCTCAGATATTCCTAGTGTGGTAAATGCTATAGTAAACGGTAGTACAACAGCTGGTGTAAAATCAGTTAGTATGTGGTTTAGAGGTGCTAACGGAAGTGCAGGTGGTGTAGGAATTCCTAATAATGGTGTCATCACCTTTACAGCAGAACCTGGTAGAACATTAGCTGCTTTAGCATATGTAGTACCAACAACACTTCAAGCAAGAATCATTTTAACTTATACAACATAATGGGAGCAAATATTAAATATGATCCGTTTGCAGCAGTCACTGATCCGGACAATGTAACAGATGCGCTTAATGGAGCTGCCACTCCTACAGCAGCTAATCCTTTTGCTACTGTTGCCGACCTAGTTGGTGGTATTGTTTACATAGGAGAAGTATCTTCTACAAGTAATATAATCACAACTCTTTCTCCTCCTTATGCTATTCCACAAGGACCGATTACTCTTGCTAGTAATAGTTTTCCTGTTAATGCTGCTGTACAAAATGGTAGGTCAAGAAAAATGCAATGGATAATTGAATACACTAAAAGTGGGCCTGCAGCTACATTAACATATAGTATAGTGATGGGAGGAAGTACATTAACTTTTAATCCAAAATCTATTGCTGGTGCTGTTACTGGAGATACTATTATTGTAGAATTATTTATGAATTTTAGAGCAGGTACCGCAATCAATGCTACTGCAGTTCTAACAAGATTAAATAATACAACAGGTATTGTTTCTACAAGAGTTGTACAAGGAGGATCTATTTATGATAGGACTATTCCTAATAACATTGACCTAAGGGTTCTAGTAAATACCGGATCAGCATCACATGTTTGGACAGTTAAACAAATTAGCGCAGCATTAACATGATAACATTAGACGAATTAAAACAGATGAGATATACTGAGATAGATCTCAGAACTCAAGAACTTATTGAATTAGGTTTTACCTTTGCGGGACATGCCTTTTCTATGAGCACAAATGCCCAGATTAATTGGAGTAATTTTCCTAATCTTCCGGATTCATTATTTCCATTAAATGTGATGGATGTAACAGATAATGTATATGTATTAGCTCTTGCCAATAAGACCAACTTTTACTTATCAGCACTTAATTACAAAAATACTCAACTACAGTCAGGATCTATTCTTAAATCTGATATCAAATCTTGTGTTGATGAAGCTTGTGTAAATGCAATTGTAGATAACCGATAATGGGATTTATAGTATTTATAATATCATTAGTGCTCAGAAGAATTCTGGAGCCAGTCATGTATCTCTATAACGCTATCATAGCCTTGTGTAAAGGAGAGTGGAATCAGTATAATCTAGATCTAGCTATAGCTATTGATCAGTATGGTAATGGTCTTTGTAAATACTTATTCAACTTCTTATTTATTAAGAAGAGCGCTGTACATAAGTTTGGAAATATAGATGAGACTATATCCAGTGTCTTAGGTAAGAACAAAGAAAAGAAAACACTAACATGGTTTGGGAAAGTTGTTGATAAAATATTAGATTTACTTGACCCAGATCACTCAATAAAAGCAATAGATTTAACAGAAAACTAGTAACTTTATACCATGGACCTTAATCACATTGATCATAGCTCTTCAGACGGAGCGCCTACATTTAGAGCTAGTATTATATTGTACATCTCTTCTGTAGTATTTTACATATTTCAGACTATGGATCTGGATGCTGTTTGGACTTGGGTATGGAGAGGCTTGTCCTTAATTTCTCTGATCTTGATCATCTATATCAATTGGAATAAAGCTATTGAGATATTTAAGAAAAAGAAAACTAAAAAATCATGATAAAAACTGACTTCACCTATGATAAGGTAAAAAGTGTAATCACTAAAAAAGGATACCCTTTCCGCGTAGGAGAAGGAGAGCTTAACATGATTGGAGTAAGATCCAGTAACCGGGCCGTAGATACTTGGGACGACTTCTTCTGCTTACTCTGGATAGAAGGTGGCAAGAAGCAAATCTGGGTAGATGACAACTTTACAACAGACCCTGGTATCTATTATATGCAAGAGCGTATATTGAACCCGGCCGGCTGCGGGATCCTAGCTCCAGGTTACCATAACGGTATTTGGAAGAGAGGTCTTCATGGCGCTAAGAAGTATGAAGCTTTTGTACAAACAGGAGGTAAAGTAAAAACATATAGGGACCGTAACAAGGATAACTATATGGACTTTGATCCTAAAACTATCCAGGAAGGATACTTTGGTTGTAATCAGCATCACGGTTATAACTCAGTTAAAGTAGGAAACAACAGTGCAATGTGTCAAGTACACAAGTACAAAAAAGATCTTGCTACAGTCCTAGCTCAATCTAAAAAAGATAAGGCAACTAAATGGAGCTATACACTACTTGATGAAGTAGATTTTAAATAAGAAATTATGATCACTTGGTTTAAAAAAACATTTCCTGATAGCTATGAGTTTATCAGAAACTTCTTCAAGGCTTTAAACAATAAGTCTGAAGGGCACTCCTTACGCAAATGGTTAGCTATTGGATTCTTCTGGATAATCTCAGAATGTGTCCTTAGATATACAGATGCTAATAATGTAGTTAGTGTTATTACCGTACTTAGTGGTATGATCACAACTCTCATTGTAACCTATACTGTAGGAAATTACCAAGAAAAGAAGTTAAACACTCCTCCTCCACCCCCAACAGATGAGCCAGGACAGCCCTAAAGAATCTAAGTTACTTGTTGCATTCATCATAGCTATGGGAGTAATATTCCTATTGCTTTTGTGGATCATCTTACGTAAGCCGGAGCCGGGCCCCGCTGTAGATAGGTCCAAAGAATTACGCGATAGCATAGCACTCCTTACAGGACAGATAGAAGAGCAGAAAGGGGTTACCGATCACTACCTACATGTTGTGGATAGTCTTAAAACCTTGCCACCAGTAATAACAATCATATACCGTGAACAGAAGAAATTTACATCTGTTGCTACTATTAATCAGTTGGACAGTATCATCCGCGCAAACTCCGGGCTTGGCCCGCGTATCAAAAGACACTAGCCGGTGCTACACACCAATTGAACTGAGAGCAATTGCACTCAAGCTTGTATCCGGAGCTGAGTGTGATACACTATTAAAGATAGCTAAGCTTACTATGTCTGCCCAGGATACAGTGATCAAATCTCAAAAGATCACCATTGAACAACAGGACATCAGATATCTTACTACGGAGCATCTGGTAGATGAGTGTGTTCTTCAAAAAGAAGCTCTTAAAAAGGATCTCAAAAAAGCCAAGCGTAAACTTATAGCAACTCAAATAGCTTGGGCTGCTACCGGTGTAATCCTTACTATCACTACGGTATTAGCCCTTGTTCATTAAGTTTAAACTTTTAAACTTATAAGATTTGGTAAGTTTAAACTTTATATGTATATTTGTTTAAACTTAAAAACAATATACAATGGCAGAAGAAACCAACACTGAAGCTACTGTTGAGCCGGTAAAACTAACACCTGAACAGCAAGAAGCTAATCGCAAAAAAGCACTAGACTTTTACAAGAAACAAACAGAATTACTCACTGCCCAAGCAGAGTATGAAAAACTTATGGCTGACATTGAACAATCTCGTGCCAAGAGAATGGAGATGATCATCCGTCAAGCTCAGATGGCTAATCCACCTGAAGCTGAAGATCCTGAAAATCCGGGAGCACCAGAAGGTGAAAAGAAAGAAAGAAAATTAAAAACTAACTAGTCAATTTAAACCAACATGGCTCAGTTTAATGTAGTAGACAAAAAAGTAAATATGTCTCTGGAAGATATTATTAAATTCCAGATCATGACCTATTGCTATATTCATAAGATCACAATCAGCGAATCTGACTTAAGTTGCCTTACAGTATTAGGCCTTAATAAGAAAGCTGAGATCTCTGATTTTTGCAACGGCTGCTGTGATCCGGAACAGAGAGATAAAGAATCTGAACTTCCCTACAAAAAGGTTATATTCAAAACACCACAGACTGTGAGAAATTGTATTGCTAAGATGACAAATTACAATATAATAAACAGAGATGGGTTTGGTCATAGTAAAACTATTGAATTAAATCCGGCCATGAATATGCAAACAGAAGGGAATGTATTGTTGAACTTTAAGATGTTTTACATTGGTACCAAAGAAAGCTAAGGACTTTAAAAAAGTTACTGCTGAAGAGTTAAATTTACCAGAAGACTTAATAAATAATTTAGTTAATTTCTACTGGGAGAACATAAGAAAGTACATGTCTGAATTAACCTATGGTGAAATAAGAATTCAGAACTTTGGTACCTTTAGAGTAAAGCATTGGAAGATCGCAGACACTGTAGAAAAACATAAAGCTACAATTCTTAGAGTTGAAGGAAAGTTTGCAGGTTATAGGATGAAGATGGATCTCACAGACAGAATAGAAAAGCTTGAAAAGATTAAGAGTTTAGTACAAGAAAGAGAAGTAAAATTTAAAGAAATAAGAGATGCTAGAAAAAATAAAAATAATCTGGAAGAACAAGAGCCTGATACTAGCGGGCTTCCTGAACAAGATCTTTAAAAGAGATCCTGTTGAGAGAGTATACAATGAGCGGATAAAAATCTGCAACAAGTGTCCAAAGCTGGATACTACCGGTCTAACATGTGTGATCACCGGAACTCAACCTTGTTGTTCTGTTTGTGGTTGTAGCTTGGCCCTTAAGTTAAGATCTATGGATTCAATCTGCCCACATCCTGATGGACCTATGTGGGATAAAGCTGATATGTAATGGTAGGATTAATGGAGCAAATAAAACCTGAGAACAGGCGCTACTATGATACATCTAAGTTTAACTTAGAAGCTACACGAACTCTTGCATCTAATATAAGAACTCTTCTTGTACAAGAGGGTAAGTTGCTTATAAGTGAGGTGTTTGATCTTGAGCCTTTAATATACTCTGATGACATAGAAAGTATAAGACTGGCCATTTATATAATGGAAGCAAAATCAAGTATTAACTTTACAACAAAAGAAGATGGGAATCTGGGCTGATATACAAAAAACACAAGCAGTTAAAGCAGGTACTTTAACTCACGAAGCTTTACATGAGTTTATGACTACTCTTGAGCATAATGCAAGTCATGCTAAGCATACCTGGGTAGGCGTGACAGGAGTAGGTGGAATGCAGATGATGCAGAATGCTATGCAAACAACTGTTTACCTGAAGTTGATGAAACAATTAAACTTCTCAAGAGAGGAGAGAAAGAGATTAGGAAAGATGATCAACTCACCGGATCCTGAGAACTTTGAAATAGCTAAGATACTTATTGATAACAAGCGTAAAGAAGCAGAGGAATATCACAAATGAACATGAACACTTGGATATCTAAACAAGAAGAACAGCTTATGAATAAAATAGCTAGAGAGATGGAGCAAGCTATGATGTGGGGTCATTCACCAAAGATGCAGGAGATAAAAGAACTAATGCTCGCAGCACAACATCTTCTATTAATGGAACAAATAACACCAGATCAAGCAGAGACAATATCTAAGATGATCAGCTCTAGCGCTAAGGATAATCTAGACTTTGTAAAAACACTTATAGAATCAATAACAACTCAAAATTCAACCCAAGATGTCAGTAATATTTCAGTCACAGAATCACAAGTACCAGAGTTTAGATCCTAATGATAGGATAGACTGGGTAAGCGTAACTAGTTTTGTAGGACAGTTCAAGCAAAAGTTTGATCCTGTTTCACAATCTATAAAATCATCTAAGAATAAAAGATCTAAGTGGTATGGCATAGATCCGGTAGAGATCCAGAGAATCTGGTCAGATGAAGGTGATCGTGCTGTGAATGCAGGCTCTTGGTATCATGATGAAAGAGAAGCAGACACTACAAGTATAAATACTATAGAAAGATCTGGTGTTGCTATTCCAATTATCAAACCAATTTGGGAGGGAGATACTAAGTTTGCACCTAACCAAAGATTGACAGAAGGGATTTATCCTGAACATTTTGTATATTTGAAGTCAGCAGGAGTGTGTGGACAATCAGATAGAGTTGAGGTAGTAAAAGGTGTGGTAGATGTTATTGATTACAAAACTAATAAAGAGATTAAAAAGAATAGTTTTGTAAACTGGGAGGGTAAGTCTCAGAAGATGACAGGGCCTTTATCTCATCTAGATGATTGTAACTTTAACCATTATGCTTTACAATTAAGTACCTATATGTATATTATTCTTAAACATAATCCTCAGTATAAAGTTGGAAAGCAGATGCTTCACCATGTTATATTTGAGAAAGAAGGAGAGGATCCATTTGGTTACCCTATTGTAAAAAAAGATACTTCCGGAAATCCTATTGTGAAGACTGTAGTTCCTTATGAAGTACCTTATCTGAAATCAGAAGTAATAGCTATGATTGATTACATTAAAAGCAATCCAAAATGAGACTACCTAAAATAAGTTTTACAACCTTTCCCGGCCTATGTGTAGGGATAGGCTTTCCATGGACAGATTATAGTGATATGTATATTACTATACTCTTTATTGGTATTCACTTTAAATGGAGAAAAAGATGAGCGGATTTCCTAAGATAAAAGGCTTGAAGTGGCTTTGTGAAGATTTTCCAGATCTTGTATCTGTAGATATTACTCTTGTAGATAGAAAGCTTAAAGATTTAGAAATAGAAGGAATGCCTCTTCCAGAAATGCCAGGTAAGATGTATATAGATTTATCTAAGCTAGCCGGAGTAAGACCTTGGTATCCTAAAGATTCAGATGATCCTTCAGAAATTGAGTGCAGTATAGACATAGATGGTATGGATTCTTTCATTGGTGATATCAACATCAATGATCTTCTTGAAGCTTGGATATTTTATAAAAGATTTTATTATGCCCGTAAATAATATGAGTGAAGATGAATACCAGCACAAGGCTTTTTTTGAGAATCAAAAGCCTGTATGTGTAGAAAAAGATAAAGATGGCAAGTGCCTTATGAGTGCTCAGTGGGTACTATTAGATTTCTCTGAACCAAAGAAACTCTTCTGTGAAGAAGTTAAAACTAACAAAGATGATAAAGCTATTTGATTTACAAAATGGGAAGATCATTCCTACAGAACATTGTTACACTCTAGGATTTCTTAAGGATATCATGGATAACCATCCGGATCATCACCTTAGTATCTACGCATATCTCTTTTACATGACCTGTCCTAATCCAGAAATCAATCCTTATTTCAATATGCCTATTGATGAGAAAGAGCAGATTATTATGCAGGATATTCAGGCTGTATTCAGTACAGAAGAAGAGATGATTCTTACAGCATTAAATAAGTGTACGCTCATGTATGAAACTCCTACAGTCAGAGCTTTTAGAGGTATCAGCGCTATGCTAGATAGATTAGCAATGTATATGGAGAAGACTCCTGTATCCCATGGACGGGATGGAAACATTAACTCTTTAGTTAGCGCTGCTAAGAACTTTGATGGAATTAGAAACTCATTCAAGGGAGCTTATAGAGATCTATTAGAAGAACAACAAACAAGAACCCGCGGTGGTGGAGAATTAGGTTATGATCAAAAATAATGGATAAGTTTTTCTATACTGATATACCTACCTGGGATAACGGAACCTGGACAACTACTAGTTATGAAACTAGAGATGAGTTCAGAGACTTTGTTCTCTCCATATTTAAAGAACCCGGTAAGTATGAGTTTGATGAAACATCTTTTATATTTAATGAAGAAGCTACTAAGTATAATGCTCAAGGCTTTTTTAATCCAGCTCCTATAAGAAGTAGAGATTACATTGCATACTGGGATGAGATGAAGATGCGCTGTAGAAAAGGTGTGATCTTTAAGAACAAAAAGAAGACATGGTATCTCACGCGCGAGTACTACATGTGGATCAACTTCCTACCAATTAACAATAAGGAGATAAGAAAGTTTGCCTTTCCTGATATACGCGATGCCCAATATCATATGGCCCTGTATGAGATTCTAGCAGAACTGTTCTACCTACATGCCGCTATCCTAAAGAAACGTCAGATAGCCTCTTCTTATTTTCACGCAGCTAAGCTTATTAATCAGATCTGGTTTGAAGAAACTCCGATCTTAAAAATGGGAGCATCTCTTAAAGCCTATGTTCAGGATACCTGGAGATTCTTAGCAGAGTATAGAAACTTCTTAGATGAGAATACAGCTTGGTATCGTCCTATGAATCCAAGTAAGGTTCTTGACTGGCAACAACAAATTGAAACAACCATTCCCGGCACCACTAGAAAAACCCTAAAGGGACTCAAGGGGGTTATTAAAGGAACATCTTTTGAACAAGATCCTACAGCAGGTGTAGGTGGACCCTGTACTTACTTCTTTCATGAAGAGGCCGGGATTGCCCCGGATATGATGTTCACCTTTGGTTACATGAAGCCTGCCTTGAAATCAGGTTTGATAACAACTGGTACATTTATTGCGGCCGGATCTGTAGGTGACTTGGAGCAGTGCGAGCCTTTAAGGAAAATGATTCAGACCCCAGAAGCTAATTCAATATTCTATGTTACTTCTAATCTTCTAGATGATAAAGGAACTGTAGGAAGAACCGGTTTATTTATTCCAGAGCAATGGTCTATGCCTCCCTGTGTAGACAAGTTTGGTAACTCAGAAGTAGAGAAAGCTCTTGTAATGCTTGAAGAGTATTTTGAAAAGATTAAGAAGGACCTTAGTCCTGAAGACTATCAGCTCGAAGTATCCCAGCATCCGCGTAATATTGAAGAGGCCTTTGCAACAAGGAGTGTGTCCTTATTCCCATCTCACTTAGTGGCCGCGCAGAAGAGAAGAATTGAAGATAAAGAGTATTCTACCGAGTATATTGATCTTTCTAGAAATGCTGAGGGTGTGTGGGTTATTGAGAAGAGTAAAAAGATTCCCGTAAGTAAGTTCCCGGTAGAGAAGAACTCTGAAGATAAAAGTGGTGTAATTGTTATGAATGAAAAGCCTGATTTAAAGGCTGAGTGGGGTACTTACTACGCGTCTATTGATCCGGTATCTCAAGGTAAGACCACATCATCTGAATCATTGTGCTCTATATACATTTACAAAATACCTATTGAGGTGACTAGACATGATGGAGGGGAAATAAAAACCTACATAGAGCAGGATAAAATAGTTGCCCACTGGTGTGGCCGCTTTGATGATATCAATGAAACCCACAAGAGATTAGAGAATATGATCGAGTGGTATAATGCATGGACCATTGTTGAGAGCAATGTCCCCGGCTTTATAACTCACATGATCAAACAAAGAAAGCAGAAGTATCTAGTTCCCAAGAATCAGATTACCTTCCGGAAAGATATTGAGAATGTTCAGACTCATCACCAGGAGTATGGATGGCGGAACACCGGGACAATCTTTAGGGCCCATATCTTACCATACCTAATTGACTTCTGTAAAGAGGTATTAGAAGAAGTGACTACAGAAGAGGGTAAGGTAGTTAAAGTAATTTACGGTATTGAGCGGATCCCGGACAAGATGGCCATGGTTGAGATGCAGCAATACAGAGATGGTCTCAACGTGGATAGATTAATAGCACTAGGAGCTCTGATAGCCTTTGCTAAAGTTCAAGAAGCAAACAGAGGTATCAGAAAGAGATTAGACACAACAGACAAAAAAGACTTGCAAAAGTCAGAAAATTTATATAAATTTACTAATAGCCCATTCCGGCATATCGGGATGGGCCAAAGCTCTTTGGAAAAAAGACCTCCAAGGAACCCATTTAAGAACATAAGATAATAGCTATGCAAGTATTAAACGCGCTCCAGATGAAGTCTGGCAAAAAAGCTGAGTATAACAGGATGGGTTCTATAACCCAGCCTTTACAGTTTCTTTCTAAAAAAGACAAGAATCCAGAATGGACGGCTTGGAACATGGACTGGCTAGAGTGGAATGGTCTTAAGCAGATCCGTAGAAATGCGCGCAGACTTATGAAGAACTATAAGCTGGCCAAGGGAGTTATTGATCGCGGTGATTACATGGTTGAAGAATCCAATGAGATGAGAGATCTTGTGGATACTTTAACAAAAGAGGATCCTACAGTTCTGGAACTAAAGTTCTATCCTATTGTTCCAAATGTTATTAATGTTCTGACAGCAGAGTTTGCTAAAAGAAATACTAAGATCACTTTTCAGGCTAAGGATGAGTACTCCTACAATGAACAATTAGAACAAAAGAGATCCCAAGTTGAGCAAGTTCTCTTTCAACAAGCAGAACAAAAGATGCTGGCCAAGTTGCTTGAACAGGGTATGGATCCTGAGGATCCCGAGGTTCAACAACAAATGGAGCAACAAATGTCTCCTGAGAATTTAAAAACACTTCCTGAGATTCAGACTTTCTTTGATAAGGATTATAGATCCATGGTTGAGCAATGGGCGATGCATCAGACCAAAGTTGATGAAGAGCGCTTTAAGATGGATGAGCTAGAGGAGAGAGGTTTCCGTGATATGCTTATCACCGATCGCGAGTTCTGGCACATGAAGATGATGGAAGATGATTATGATATTGAGTTATGGAATCCGGTTACTACTTTCTATCATAAATCTGCAGAAGCTCGTTATATCTCTCAAGGTAATTGGGTAGGTAGAATTGAGATGATGACTATTGCGGATGTTATTGACAAGTATGGATACGTGATGACTCAAGAACAATTGGAGTCTATTGAAGCTATCTATCCTGTTAGATCTGCTGGTTATCCGTTACAGGGTTACCAGAATGATGGATCCTATTATGATGCTACTAAGTCTCATGAGTGGAATACCAACATGCCGTCCTTAGCCTACAGACAGTTTACATCCATGTATGATAACTTTGTGTTTAATGGCGGAGATATCATCAATTGGATCATGGCTGAAGGAGAAGACTACGCGCCCATGGGAGCGGCCTTCTTGTTACGCGTGACTACAGCTTATTGGAAGTCTCAGCGTAAAGTAGGTCACTTAACCAAGATCAGTGAGAATGGTGAAGTTGTTACCGACATCATTGGAGAAGACTATATTGTTACAGACAAACCTATCTATGATACAACTTTAATCAGAAACAAATCTAAAGATAACTTGATCTTTGGTGAGCACATTGACTGGATCTGGATTAACCAGGTTTGGGGCGGTGTAAAGATTGGACCTAATCATCCAAGTTTCTGGGGTATGAATAATCCCGGTGGAGTTAATCCTATGTACTTAGGTATTGATCAAAACAAAATGGGGCCATTGAAATTCCAATTCAAAGGTGAGAATACTCTTTACGGATGTAAGCTACCTGTAGAAGGAGCTGTCTTCAATGACCGGAATACAAGATCAACTTCCATGGTTGACTTAATGAAGCCTTTCCAAATTGGATACAACATTGTTAATAACCAAATAGCAGACATCCTTATTGATGAACTAGGTACCGTGATTATGTTAGATCAGAATGCTTTACCTAAGCGTTCTTTGGGAGAAGACTGGGGTAAGAACAACTTTGCCAAGGCTTATGTTGCTATGAAGAACTTCCAGATCTTACCTTTAGATACATCTATCAGTAACACTGAGAACTCAATCTCTCAGAACCATTTCCAGGTAATGAATCTTGAGCAGACTAATCGTATGATGTCTAGGATCCAGATGGCTAATTATTTCAAGCAACAGTGCTTTGAAGTTATTGGAATTACACCACAACGCTTAGGCCAACAAATAGGGCAGATAGATACTGCTAAAGGTGTTGAACAAGCTATGATAGGATCTTTTGCACAAACAGAAAACTTCTTTATCAATCACTCAGATTATTTAATGCCGCGTGTGCATCAAATGAGAACTGACTTAGCTATGTTCTATAACTCTAGAAAACCATCTCTCAGACTTCAATACATGACCTCTGCTGATGAGAAAGTGAATTTTGAGATGAATGGTACAGAACTATTATTGCGTGATCTAAATGTCTTTGCTACAACTAAGGCTAATCAAAGAGCTATTCTTGAACAAATGAAACAATTAGCCTTCACTAATAACACGGCCGGTGCTACTCTTTACGATCTTGGAGATGTTATGCAAGCAGAGTCTGTAGGTGAATTAACCAATAGTTTAAAGGGTATAGAGAGAAAAACCAACAAAAAAACACAAGAAGAACAACAGCATCAGCAAGAAATGCAGGAGCAAGAAATGCAGACCCGTATTCAAGAAAAGCAAATGCAGCTTGATCACGACATGCAAGAGAAAGAGAAAGATAGAAGAAAAGACATTCTTATTGCTGAGATTAAGTCTGCCGGCTATGGTGCTATGCAGGATATCAATGCTAATCAGCAATCAGATTACTTGGATGCCTTGGGTGAAATTAAACAATCCGCTGAATTTCAACAGTCAATGAATCTTCAGAACACTAAAGAGTCTAACAGAATGACTAATGATAGAGAAAGAGCTCAGATTGAAAGAGAAAAATTAGCAGCACAGCTACGGATGAAGAATACTGATCTAGAGATAGCCAGGGAAAATAAGAATAAATTTGATGCTAAGAAGAAAGACACAAAGAAGAAGAAATAGGTTATAGCCATATTATGCAAAATATTTAATAGAGCCTTTGAGATAGTTTCACATTTATAAAGTTTATTTCTATATTTTTGCTATATTATACTAAGACACAAAAATTAAACCAACAAAAACCAACTATATGTCAGAAACTAAAGATAACACAACAGTAAGTCAAGCGGATATATCCCTTGATGAATTGTTAGGTACACCGGGGGCAGAGAATGTCATGGTGCCTGAAAGTAAACCAAGCTTATTCAGTAGAAGCCCAAAGGTTGATATTGATAAGATGCTCATTGAAAAGACTGATGAAGAAAAGGCAGCAGATGCCGAGGCCGCAGCAAAAGAGGCAGCCAAAGAAGTTGTAAGAAAAACTCCAGAAGAAGAAAAGGAAATAGAAGATCTCCTTAAACCTAAGACCGATGAGGAAAAGGAAAAGGAAAAAGAAGAAGATCCTGGAAAAAAAGGTGGTAGACCTACAAACCTAGTAGAGCTTGGTACAAAGCTTATTGAAAAAGGATACCTTACACCGTTTGAAGGTGAGGAAGATGTATCTAAATATACTCTTAAAGATTGGGAAGAACTATTTGAATCCAATGAGAAAGAGAAAAGAAAGAAAACAAAAGAAGAAGTTTCCGGTGAATTCTATGAAGAGCTCCCTGAGGAGTTGCAAGTAGCAGCACACTATGTGGCCAATGGTGGTCAAGATCTAAAAGGTTTATTCAGATCTCTAGCAGCGGTAGAAGAAATTCGCCAGTTAGACACTACTGATGAATCCAGCCAAGAACAGATCATTAGAAGTTATTTACATGCTACTAATTTTGGTGATGCTGAAGAAATTGAAGAAGAAATCATACTCTATAAAGATCGTGATGAATTGGAGAGTAGAGCTATCAAGTTCAAGCCAAAGTTAGACGCGATGCAGGAGCAGATTATAGCTAGACAGCTTCAACAACAAGAAAGCAAGCGTAAACAACAACAACAACAAGCCGCTATCTATACAGATACCATATACAAAACTCTTGAACCGGGTGAGATCAACGGTCTTAAGCTGGACAAGAAAGTACAGAATATGTTATTTGGTGGATTAACTCAAGCCAACTATCCTTCAGTATCAGGAAGACCTACTAATTTATTTGGTCACCTTATAGAGAAGTATCAGTATGTAGAACCTAATCCGGCTTTGATTGCTGAAGCACTTTGGTTATTGGCTGATCCGGAAGGATACAAAACCAAGATTAAAGCTGTAGGCGGTAAAGATCAGGTAGAAAAAACAGTACGTACTTTGAAAACAGAACAAAGCAATAAAACCATCTCTAGCCAGGCGCAAGAAGATGATGATAATGCAAGCAGGAAAAAACCAGGGTCAGGAGTTCAAAGACCTACTGGTAGTTTTTTCAAGAGATAATTAAAACAACTAAATATAAACTATAAATTATAAACTAAAAACAAACAAGAAAAATGGCAACTCCAGTATTAAACAATGGTATATTCTTGCGTGACACTAACTACAATGCTAGTTCACACGTGGATTCATATCACTTAGTGAACATGTTAAAAGATGCAGAACCAATGGACTTAGGTCCGGTAGACATCTGGGCTATGGCTCAGAAAGTTGAAATGCCTCTTTACCAACTATCTTCATTTGGTGGTAAAAACATCATCATGGTAGAAAATGCACGTGGTGAGTACAAATGGCAAACTCCGGTTTCCCAAGATCTTCCTTACATCATTGAGGACATTGAACCACAAAACCTTACCAAAGGTGTTGACGGTACAACCTTCAAGATCAAAATCAACAAGCGCGAATTTGGACATGGTGATATCATCACTTATGACAAATACAACGGTTGTGAGATGTACATCACAGCAGAAGATATCCTTCCAATGGGTGATGGTTTCATCTACACTGTTCAGTTAGTGAACAATGACAACTACAAGTTCCTTGAGAACAAGTATTTGGTTGCTCAAACTAAATTATTCCGTAAAGGTTCTGCCCGCGGAGAATATGGTGAGAGATTCTCTGACATCTCTACCCGCTCAGGATTCCGTGAATTCTACAACTTCGTAGGAGGAGCAGAAGCTCACGTACACTATTCTATCTCTAGTCGCGCTGACTTGATGTTAAAAGGTGGTATGGCTGCAGATGGTACGGTTCCTGTAACTGAGATCTGGCGTAACTTTGACACACAGTTAGATCCTGCTATCAGCAAGATTGAAGATGTGGCAAGCAAAATGGGTAAAGATTACTTGAAGCGTGCTATCGGTAATGGTACTTTAACCCGCACTTTCTTAACTACTATGGAAGCTGCTCACTTAACTAAGATTGCTACTGATATCGAGACCTACTTAATGTGGGGTCATGGTGGACGTATTAAGCAAGATGGTCCAGATGACATGCGTTTATCAGTGGGTTTATGGAAGCAATTAGACAACTCTTACAAGCGTGTGTATAACAAAGCTAGCTTTAGCTTAGAATTATTCCGTGCTGAGTTGTACAACTTCTATGCAGGTCGTGTTGAATTCCAAGGTCCAGATCCTAAGCGTCAGCTTATTGTTCAAACCGGTATGGGAGGAATGCGCCTAGTAAATGAAGCTATCAAGCGTGAGGCTGTTAACACCGGCTTAACTGTTAACTTAGGTGACGGTAAAAATGGTGGTGGTGGTATCGGAGCTATCACTGGTCAAGGTATGGATCTAAACTTTGGATTCTCTTTCACTAGTTATGTGATTCCGTTCTTAGCTAATGTTAAGTTTGTACTTAACCCTGCTTTTGACAATTTACACACAAATGATATTGAGAACCCAATCATTGATGGAAATCCATTAA